GGTCGAGACCAAGGTCGAGGAGATCAACGCAGAGCAACTCAAGCAAGAACTCGAATCACACTTGACGTTACTCGACAACGTGACATCGATCAGAAAGAAAAAAGCGTGACGTGGGCTTGTGCGTTTGCGCTGGCGCACACCCACGCTACCCCCATGCCCCCTTTTTGACGGGATGGTCTGCATTGGACTCTACACTCTAAAATACACATTTAATTACATACTTTTTAGCTATCAGAACGTTTCCATATGTTTCACGTGAAACACACCCCCTGTTGTTTTTTTGCAATGCAAAGTTTAAACGTTCGTGTAGAATACCCCCTATGAACGTTTCCGTTTAAACATGGGGGGGTATATATTTTGGAGGAAAAGCACTTATGGATTATGTTGGGGTTACTGATCGTATTGGCAATGATCCTATGAGCGATCAAAACTTTTTATTGCGTAGCACCATCATTGACCTTGAAACAATGAGGACACCTTATGAACCAGCATCTCGTGGCTACATGGCACTTACAACAGCCATTAGCATCTTGCGGCAAATGCAAGTTGTTTATGACGTGGGCAATTCTTGCTCACTAGCAAAACCTAAATTAAGAATAGTAAAGGAATGTAATGACTGAAAAACAAAAGCGGGTATACGACTTTATTCAAGCCTTTATTCGTACGCATGGGTTTGCACCCAGCTATACCGAGATTGCTAAAGGATTAGAACTACGTAGCAAATCTAATATTCATCGTTTGGTGCACAATTTAAAAGACAAGGGTTTGATTAAAATTAATCCCCATATGGTGCGTAGCATCAAAGTAATCGATGCAACCGTTCGTGAGATGGCTGCCCTTTGAGTCTTCTCACTAAGGCGGAGATTAAGAAGTATTTAGCGTTATTAGAAACGCTGCCTAAAGATTCGCCCCAAATTCCTAAAATACATCAACTGCTCAAGCAGGACAAGATTGAGCGTTGCAGGGAAAACTTTCTACCTTTTGTAAAGGAGATGTGGAGTGCCTTCATTCCCGGTAAACACCATGCTGTCATGGCTGACGCTTTTGAGCGTGTGGCTAATGGTACTCTTAAAAGGCTTATTATTAATATGCCTCCTCGTCATACTAAGTCTGAGTTTGCTTCTTATCTTTTCCCGGCTTGGTATCTTGGCAAATACCCCCAAAAGAAAATTATCCAAACAGCCCACACCGCAGAGCTGGCAGTTGGGTTTGGGCGAAAGGTACGAAATGTCGTTAACACTCCCGACTACCAAGCTGTATTCCCCACCAAGCTATCTTCTGACAGTAAAGCCGCAGGGCGCTGGAACACCGACAAAGGGGGAGACTATTTCGCTATTGGTGTAGGCGGTGCGGTAACAGGTAAAGGTGCGGACGTTTTAATCATTGATGATCCGCATTCGGAGCAAGAAGCCATGCAAGGCAATCCCGAAGTCTATGATCGGGTCTTTGAATGGTATGGATCAGGACCACGTCAACGTCTACAGCCGGGCGGGTCAATCATTATTGTGATGACACGCTGGTCTAAGCGGGATCTGACTGGTCAAATTTTAGATAACTCAATGAAAAGGGATGGAGATGAGTGGGAAGTCATCGAATTACCTGCGCTATTACCCTCTGGTAAACCTTTATGGTCTGAGTTTTGGTCGCAAAAAGAACTTGAAGCGATCAAGGCGGAAATTCCTGTTAGCAAGTGGGAAGCCCAGTATCAGCAAAATCCTACATCTGAGGAAGGCGCAATTATTAAAAGGGAGCATTGGCGCATATGGGAATCGGATGTCGCTCCTTACTGCGATTACATCATTCAGTCGTGGGATACCGCCTTTGAGAAGAGTAATCGTGCTGACTATTCCGCTTGCACCACGTGGGGTATCTTCTATAAAACGAATACTGAAGGCTTGGAAGTACCCAATATCATCCTTTTAGATGCTTATAAGGGACGTTTAGAGTTTCCAGAACTCAAGAAAAAAGCATTTGAATATTACAAACACTGGAATCCAGACAGCTTAATTGTGGAAAAAAAGGCGGCTGGTGCGCCCTTGATCTATGAAATGCGGGCGATGGGCATACCGGTGTCGGAGTATACACCAAGCAAGGGTAATGATAAAATAGCCCGTGTAAACGCTATATCTGATCTTTTTGCGTCTGGGTATGTCTGGTGTCCAGAAGCACGATGGGCGGAAGAAGTGATGGAGGAATGCGCTTCCTTCCCTAACGGAGACCACGATGACATGGTTGACTCAACGTCACAAGCCTTGTTACGGTTCCGTCAGGGAGGTTTTATCCGTTTAAACAGCGATGAGCCAGATGAAGTAAAAGAATTTAGATCCAACCGAAACAAAGGTTACTACTAAGGAATACTATGGCAATTGATAAAGCCCTATACCAAGCCCCCAAAGGGATCGATGCTCTCGCTGCTGAAGAAGAGCCACTGGAAATTGAAATTGAACCAGACCACATTAATATATCAACCGATGATATTGAAATTGATATTCAAGCCCTTGACCCAGAATTTGGCGAAAATCTTGCGGAGAATTTAGACGACTCATTGCTGGCTTTAATTGCCCAAGAGTTGACTTCCGACTACGACTCTGATGTGGCGAGCCGCAAAGATTGGTTGCAAACCTACGTAGATGGTTTGGAATTATTGGGATTAAAGATTGAAGAGCGCAGTGAACCTTGGGAAGGTGCTTGCGGTATCTACCATCCTATTCTTGCTGAAGCGCTTGTAAAGTTTCAGTCTGAAACCATCATGAGTTTGTTCCCCGCCCAAGGACCAGTTAAAACCAAAATTATTGGTAAAGAAACCAAAGACAAAATTGATGCAGCGCATCGTGTTGAAACGGATATGAACCACCGTTTAACAGACAGAATGCCTGAGTATCGCCCTGAGACAGAGCGCACCATCTGGGGATTGGGTCTAGCTGGTAATGCATTTAAAAAGGTTTACTTTGATCCAAACTTAAATCGCCCTATGGCGCTGTTTGTGCCAGCAGAAGATGTGGTTGTTCCTTATGGCGCAGCCAACCTAGAGTCTGCTGATCGTGTAACGCACGTAATGCGTAAAACAGAAAATGAATTACGCAAGCTGCAAGTCATGGGCTTTTATCGTGACATTGATCTTGGAACTCCAATTAACTTTTTGGATGAAGTAGAAAAGAAAATTGCGGAGAAGCAAGGCTTTAGAGCAAGTTCAGATGACCGCTACAAGCTTTTAGAAATGCACGTCAATCTTGATTTAGAAGGTTACGAGCATACAGATGAAAACGGTGAACCTACTGGTATTGCTTTGCCTTATGTAGTCACTATTGAAAAGGGCACAAGTACCATTCTTTCAATCCGCAGAAACTGGAGACCAGACGATGAAACTTTCCAAAAACGTGCTCATTTTGTACATTATGGATACATTCCCGGTTTTGGCTTTTACCATTTTGGTCTCATCCATCTTATTGGTGCTTATGCTAAAAGTGGCACTTCCATCGTACGTCAATTGGTTGATGCAGGATCCCTCGCTAATTTGCCGGGTGGCTTTAAGACCCGTGGGTTGCGTGTCAAAGGTGACGACACACCAATAGCACCGGGTGAGTTTAGGGACGTGGACGTACCGTCTGGAGCGATGAAAGACAATATTATGCCGCTCCCATACAAGGAGCCAAGCCAGACCTTGCTTACTTTGTTGAACGGCATCATTGAAGAAGCCCGCAGATTTGCTAACACGGCTGATCTATCCGTATCCGATATGTCCGCTGCTGCGCCAGTCGGAACCACGTTTGCTATTTTGGAGCGCACACTCAAAGTAATGTCGGCTGTACAAGCACGTATTCATTTTGCATTAAAACAAGAGTTAAAACTGCTTAAAGAAATTATTGCAGAAGATACTCCAGAAGACTATGACTTTGACCCAGAAAGTGGTAATCGTCATGCTAAAAAATCAGATTACGATTCTGTAGATTTGATTCCTGTAAGTGACCCTAATGCTTCTACGATGGCGCAAAAAATTGTGCAGTGGCAAGCCGTACAACAGTTGGCTCAAGCTAACCCACAATTTTTTAATATGCAATTATTAAATCGCCAGATAATAGAAATCATGGGTATTCCTAATGCCAATAAGCTTGTGCCTATGGCTGATGATATTAAGCCTACTGATCCCGTTTCTGAAAATCAAAACATTTTAATGCAAAAACCAGTTAAAGCTTTTGAATATCAAGATCACGAAGCGCACATTACTGTTCATATGATGGCAATGAAAGATCCAAAGATCTTACA